TAACTCAGAAATTGTACTTGTAGTATCACTCCAATAATAGAACACATTTGTTCCATCATAGGAATAAATATTAAGATACATTGTAGTACTTGCTATCCAAGCTAAACTTGGTATTTCTGTTGCTGTACCACCTGTAACCGTTATTGTTGGTTCTGTTGTAGTACTTGCACTTTCAACAACTGCAAATCCACCTACTGCTACTGTTGGTACTGTGAATGCTGTCGCTGTTGATGACGCTCCTATGTTATAGTAAGCACCAACTACATTTGTTACATCTATTGCTGTTCCTGTTCCTGTTGTTGCTGAACCACCTCCTGCATCAATCCACTCTAAATCACCCGCACCAGTTTTAGCTGCTAATACCTGACCTACTGTTGGACTATCTATTACTCCTCCTGTTCCTATACTTAATTGAATCCCGTGCTTACCTTGTAAAAATACTGAATCTGCAGTTGGGAGTGTTAATGTAGAATCTAATACAGTACTACTTAACCGCATTGTAGGAGATTCAATAACTATATTATTTGGTGTATTATTTAAAGCTATTACTCCTGATACCCCATCAGAAATAATAAGTGTCCCATCAACGGTTACAGTTCTTGTAACTCCAGTACCTATTGTGCCGTCAAAACCATATATATCTTTATCACCTGTATTTGTTCCACTTGTGTTACTTATTACTACCTTTTCAGCATCGGTAACATAGTTATCATCTATTCCTTTTGTAGGCTCGTAATCTAACCCTGTTAATACTTGGTCACCTGTATTTATACCACTTGTATTACCTACAACTACCTTTTCTGCATCTGTGAAAGCATTTGTATCAGCATTATTCTCATAAGCAATTTTAACTTCGGCATCAGTCATTGTACCACCAACCGCTTCATCTCGTACTTCTTGAATAGCTGCTTGTACATCTGTTGATGCTATACTTCCATTAGGTACAAAAACTATATCACTAGCATTTGTTGCAGGAACTACCCCGTCTGTAATAACTATAAAATCTTCATCTGGATGAACATAACCTGCTCCAAACTTAGCTGTATGTTCTGCATCTGTACCTCCCCAGTAAATAGGTTTAATTGGTGAGTCTGAATAAACATTAAATAATGGGTCAAGTACTGCATCTGTTATTACTGTGAAGTAGTTATCTGGGGCAGTTGCTCCAAACTTAGTAGTAAATTCTGCTTGTGTTCCTTGCCAATAAATAGGTACAATAGGTGTTGCTGCTCCAGCTGTGTCTACTGTAAAAACAGTATTCTGCATCATGTCATAGACAGCATTCTTACTTGGTGCAACGGTTGTAACACCATTCCAACTAACTGCGTATGCTGTATCGTCTACACTTCCAGAGCCACCAATAGGAATATTTAGAGCCTGCCCAACTAAAGTAGCTGCTCCACTTCCTGTGGTTGTTAGTGTTATATCACCTGTGTTTGTACCACTTGTATTTCCAACAACCACCTTCTCAGCGTCTGTAAAAGCATTTGTATCAGCATTGTTTTCATAAGCAGTTTTAACCTCTGCATCAGTCATTGTGCCACCGCCAGAGCCTAACTCACTTAGTAATTTTACATCACCATTATCTAAAAGAACATTTAAACCTGACGCTCCATTTAACTTAAATGAGTCTGCTATTATAGGGTTTAAAAAGTTAAAATTATCTCTAAAAGCTTGAACTATTACATCCCCTGATGACCCTATATCAACTTTAAAGGCTTGGTTTTGACCGTAGTAAAAAGCAAACTCATTAAATCCATCTGATTTTAACCATATATTAGTTCCTATCTTAATCCCATCGGTAGTTACATCGGGTGCTACATTAAATGTATTATCTCCTTCAAATACATTATCACCTGCTTGGGTAACATCACCGCTACCAAAGTCTCCTAAATCAGCTTCCGTAATTACCTTATTGACATCTGTAACTGGTGATATTGTATCGGCATCCCTTAATACATCAGTTAAATTTTCATCTTCTATTTCGGCTTTAATAAAATCCGATACATCGCCAACATAATATTTTTTGGTTCTCTTATTAGATTCGGCATCCGAGCCAACCCAATTATCTGATCTTGATATATTGTTGTCCTTCTCGTAAACGTCCTTACTTATCTTTGCCATAATTTTTATTATTAATTCTTATTTCTAGGTGCTTAGCTTATGTTCTCAACTCTATAATAAAACTCTTCCGAGCCACTTGTGCTTTCAAAGCAGGTTACAATTATTCTATTAAAAGAAGGAAATGTTAAAGCATCTCCACCAGCTTCTTCTGTCCAGTAGGCTGGAAAAGTTGCTGTACTTCCTGTACCACCTTCTACGTAAAACTCCTTCTTCTGGTAAACAGTCCCCGCAGGTAGACTAGTATCTGAAAAGGTCATATTACCTGCTGCACTAATTTGGTATTTTACTACTTGATTATTAGACCAAGATATACTTCTTGAGCCAACACCACCGCTAGCCCCAGTTATTGCCACTAGGTTACCAACAGTAATATTACCAGCAGCGTCTGCTGTCTCGCCATTAACACTTAACGGTAGTATACCCGATTCATCAGGAAAAGTAAATGTTCTTCTAGCTGTTAAAGCAGAACCGTCTAAGTCAGCAACTTTTGAACCAACACCATAGTATATACTTAAATAGTCAACAGTATTTGAAATCAAAGAGACATAGCCAGCTCCAGCAAGAGACGAGCCTAGTGTTGCTGTTTTTAAGTTTAATGCATTTGCAGTGTTAGACGAGTCATTAATTATTACCCCTCTATTATACTGCAATAATGATGTTAGATTATTATTCCCTAAGTCAACAGAACCTGTTGCACCCGTATAAGGTACAAACCCATTTCCAGTAACCCACTCCTTAGTCACTAAAGCCTTTCCAGTTGCTTCGTCATCAATTAAAGCATTTGTTAAACTAGGAGCTACTATAGAACCACTCTTGTATGCTACAAAAGCATTGCTTCTACTTGTTACATTTAAATCACCTAGATTATAATTAAAATCCCCATTACCTACTACAAGCATAGGACTTGTAGGACTATTTGCACCTCCAGATGTTTGTAAAGAAGCTTGCCCTACTGCTGTTGTTCCTAATGAACTTACATGGTGACCGTTACCTAAAGCAACTCCTCCTAAACTTACATCTATTATATTTCTAAGCCCTGCGGTAAATCTATATCCATTATCACTGCTAGGTTCAGTTGTAGTATTGAAAGTGCCATAAACTGCGTCACTATATCCTCCGCTTAAATTTGAATATCCTTGAACAAAACTGAAATCTCCCGAAGCTGTATTATTATAACCAGTAGCAAAAGAGCCATAACCTGACGAAATTACGTCATCCCCTAGAGCTACTGAGTGTTCTCCTGTAGCTCCTCTTGTTGTAGATGCACCTCCTGATAAACTTAAATCTAAAGCGTTAAATCCTATATTGCCAAATAGAGTTCTGTCACTTCCTTCCGAGACATATCCTATTCCATTGCCTTCATCAAGTTTTACTATAGCTACTCCACCCAAATCTGTAATAAACGGGCTCACCCCATCTTCACCATCATTAATTAAGTCTGAGGTTCTTGTTGGTATTATAGGGTCAACTATTACTAAACTAGGCTGAAAACCTACTTCATCTATAAAATAACCCAACTTAGGTGCGTCAAGTACTATAGCTATCTTATCTATCTGGGGTAGTGGTGCGCTTATTGCGTTTAATGCGATGGTTATTTTCTGCCACTCTAAGTCAGAAGAGTCAAACCCATACTTACCATTAGTTACTCTTACATAAGAACTGCTTACAGTACCGTTTGTGAAATATATACTTATCTGGTCACTACCAAAGTCTTCCTTTATTTTTATCCAAAAAGAGAAGACATCTATTGTGCTTGAAAGCACAGGTGTAGCCGTCTCAAGCTTTAGTTGGTATGATTGCGGGTTAGTAGCCTCTATGGATAAAGTGCCATTATGAAAATCATTAGTAGATGCAACTATTCCAGTAGCAGGAATAAAATCCCACTCAACGGGGTCTCCTAAATTTTCATCAAATACTGTTATATTAGTAATAGGGTCTGTACCACCATCAGGGTCTACAACCTCTGGGTCTCCTGTAGCAGGTACGTAGATAGCTGTGAGCCTTAACTGAGTTCCAAACGCCAATGAAGGTTCTTGTGGTGTAGGTGATGGTATGCCTTTAACAACAATTACGTCTTGTGCTATACCGTCTATAACAATTAAATCTATCCTAGCGTCTGTCTCTCCAACATCTGGAGCGTCTAGTGTGGTCACATTCGGATAACCGGGGTTACTATACCCTATAATAAATATTTCACCTCCAAAGGAATACGTGAAATTAGCCCATTGAAAAACCAAATCTACTTCTGTCCAATAAAAAGCACCTCCTGAAATAATTCTGTCTACCTCGGTAGTAGCAAGATTATTTATAATTTGAGTATTCGCCTCTATCTGTGGCTGAAACGGATTTATTAGTAGTAAATCGCCCTCTGTAACTTGTGTAGCATTTACACCGTAATACCCTTTTCCTGTTTGTAATAAATACACAAACTTTTTTGGGATGGCGTTATTTGCCTCTAAAAAACTACCTGTAAAAGCAATAATTTCATTAGCCGCAACCGTGTAGGCTTCAAGCCCGTTTATAGTGTCTATTAGCGCATTTTCAACTGTTGTATCTATATCGCCTAATGGCTTTTCAACAACAATATTATTTTGTTCTGTGCCACCATAATTAACTAAAATATAGTCTAAAATTCCGCCCGCAGTAAATGTTTTTGTTTTAAAGAAATCTTGAGCATCAGAACCAACCCAAGTGTCGTTAGGACTTAAAGTTGTATCTGGAACATAGATGTCAGTTTTGCTTATTTTTGCCATAATACAAATTATATAAAACAAAAATAAGATATTATTTGATAAAATGTTTATTTTTGTTGTAAATAGTTGTATTTCAATGAAACATATATATAATTATATCATAAAAATATCAAATGAGTTGAACGACACTTTCAAAACAGAAAGCGGTATGGATTGGTATGGCGATAAAGACTTTAATAAAGACAGGCTATCTAACAGATATGCCACAGTTATGAGCCAGCCAATTCTTTTTGATGGAGAACTTATAGAAGAAGGCACGGAGGTTTTGATTGACCCTAGTACTTATTACCATTCTACACATGGCGATGATGATGTAAAGCAATATACTACAAATACGATAGACATGCAGGAGGGTATTTATGCTATTGAGCCACAGAACATTGTGCTTTATAAGCAAGATAATACATGGCGAGGTTATATGAATAATTTTTTAGGAGAATGTGTAACAGAGCAAAAAGAGGACAAAACTATTGGAAGTGTCATTGTTGAAGTTGGCAGGAAAGTAAAGACCGATACATACGATGTAGTTTACACCAATACATTTTTAGAAGACCATGATGTTTTGAAAGGCGATAGATTATACATGAAACCAAACTACGGTGTTTCTGTTTGGATATTAGGGAAAGAGCATACGTGGCTAAGAAGTGTTGATGTATTGGCGAAAACGGAGGATAATGAAAACTAAAAGCACATATTATAAAGAAACGTTACCAAAGCTTATTAAAAAGTACAAAATCGTAGTTGACCAATGTTTAGATATTATTGGTGAATCTATTGATGAAAATATAACTGATGACAAGTTGTACAATGTATTAAAAAGCAAACGTATGGCCAGTGAAGACGTAAAATATTACGCTAAAGAGATAGATGCACTTGAAAATGAAATTAATGGCGTTATCGTAAAAGAAACCAATAAAGTACAAGGAGCAGAATCCTTTACACAACAATAAATGATACATTATTTAGGGCAGGAAGTTGAAGTTGTCGATGCAAAGACAAAGCTTACCAAGAACAAAAAAAAATCTTGGGAGTACGGCTATAACCCTGAAATAGATGTTATTATTATATCCAAAAACGGTACATTAGGGTCTATTTTTCAAGTTGGCGATATTAAAATAGGGCTTCCGCTAAAACCTAGAAAAAACACTATACGACATGCTTACTATAAAGACGAACACCAAAAATGGAGTAGAGAAGAACTGCCCGCAGGATTAGATTACTCCAATTGGGAATCGCAACACTTTGATTGGGTAAAGCAACAAGATACTTACAGAAAAGAGGGGTATTGGGCATACATAAATGGTAAGCCTATTTACATGACGGGTACGTATTGGTTTTTTTTACAATGGGTACGGATTGAAGAAGATTATCCAGATTTTAGACAGGTACAGAATGAATACATGATTTTTTGGGAAGCCTGTAAAGCTGATCCAAGATGTTACGGACTTATTTACGGAAAGAATAGACGTATGGGTGCAACCTCTTTAGCGGTTTCTGAACTGTTAATGTCTGGCACATTATTTAGAGAAAAACGACTTGGGTTAGTTTCTAAGACAGGTAAGGATAGTAAAGATGTGTTTGATAGGCTGGTAACGGCATTTAAAAGGCTGCCTCCGTTCTTTAAACCAAAGACAGATGGTACAAGTACTCCGAAAACTGAACTGATATTACGTGAGCCTACACGGAAACTAAAAACAGGCGAAAAGGTATCTACTGATACAGGGATGAACACGATTATTAGCCATTACAATACGGCATTAAACGCTATGGATGGGATGCGTATGTTTAGGGCTTTATTAGATGAAACCTCTAAATTTCCTAGAGAAGTACCTTTTGATAAATATTGGGGTATTGTAAGAACATCGTTTATTAAGGGGAAAGTAATATTTGGCAAGGCTATGGTCGTGTCAACTGTAAACCCGATGAAACATGGTGGTAAAGAATTTAAAAATGTTTACTATAACTCTAAAAAAAGAGATTTAAACGGCAGAACGTTATCAGGATTATACCCTATTTACATTCCTGCGCAATATTGTTTAGAAGGGTATTTTGATGAATTTGGTTTTAGTATTGTTGAAGACCCTATAGAACCTATTAAAACAGATGCAGGTGATTATGAGAGTATTGGCGGGATAACGTATTTAAAAAACATTTTAGAAAGTTTAAAAAATAAGCCAGACGAATACAATGAGCAGTTACGTCAATTTCCGATGCAAGAGAGTGATATGTTTAGGGATAGTAATACTGATTGTTTTTTTAACGTCCTTAAATTAGAGGAACAGTTATCGTATAATGTAGAAGAACTTGACGATGATAAATACGGAAACAGTGAGGTTATTAGAGGTAATTTTACTTGGGCAAATGGCATTAAAGATTCGCGCGTTGTTTTTCATCCAGATTCAGAAAACGGACGTTTTTGGATTGCTAAAGGCTGTATTCCTGCGCCAGAATTCCAGAACCAAAAGCTTACAAAATATAAACACGGTATATCTGCTTATGCACCAGCAAACGAAAATCTTGGATGCATAGGTATTGACCCATTTAACCGTGAAAAAACCTCTGAAGGCGAAGGCTCTAATGGCGCAATGCATTTGTACACAAGAATGAATACGTTAGGATTGCCTAACAATGCTTTTATTATGGAGTACATTGATAGGCCGAAAAAAATAGAAATGTTTTATGAAGATGTTATAATGGCGATGCACTTTTTTTCTGTACCAATACTTCCAGAACTTTCAAGTGAACGTTTTTCGCACTTTTTAATTGAGCGCGGTTACAGGCATTATGTAAAAAATAATCCATTTAAACCTTGGAATAAATTGAGTCCTGAAGAAAAAAAATGTGGTGGGATTAATGCGCAAAATGTAAAGTTTAGAGAAGAACAATTTCAAGCTTTAAACTCTTACATAGAAGATTATATTGGTGTAGCGCGAGAAAAGGAAAATCGAGAAATAGGAGATATGGGCTATTTGCCATTTACTAGAACTTTAGAGCAATGGAAAGCAGCCGACCCTGATAAAAGAACAGACTTTGATGCTTATATTAGTTCTAGTTTAGCCATACTAGGATGCCAAAGTAGAATTAAAATACAAATAGAAGAACCAAAACCAATAAAGATACCGTTTAGACAATACGATAACTCTGGTTTAATATCAAAAGCAGTATAATGGAAAATAACAAGATTAAAAAACCTAATCCTTTTGCACCGTTTTCTGAAAAGAAAACTAATGCGTATGGACTTATGTGCGGAAAACTTATTGAAAATGAGTGGTTTGGAGGCAAAGTATTAACTGATAGCAATGGTTGTGAATATAACAACAGGCGCGAATACATTAGAAACAAGCGTTTGTTTGTAAGGGGTGAAAACGACAATGGTTATTACAAAAACTATTTATCTGCGAATAAAGATAATTTATCTTGGGAGAACTTAGATTGGACTTCTGCTAATTGGCCAGAAAAATATGCAAGAATAGTAAGTAATGGTATTAGTGATGATTATTACAATGTAAACATAAGAAGTGTAGACAGCAGAACGGCTATTGAGCAAAGCAAGAAAAAAGAAACGTTAAAAACTTTTATGGTTGGGAAGGATTTAATGGAATCTTTTAAAACCGAATTAGGTATTGATATTACGCCTAATATGGCTATTCCAGAAGATGATGAAGGACTTGAACTGCACATGGAACTCAATGAAAAGCCAAAAATTGAAATTTATGAGCAACTTGCTATAAAATCTATTTTAGAATTGAATAATTGGGATTACACCGAAAAACAAAAAAACAAGGATTTAACAGATATTGGTATTGCCGTAATACGGGTTTGGATTGATGACAATGATGGTATTAAGGTAGAGCGTGTAGACCCTGAATATTATATACATAGTACTGTTGAGCGCAATGATTTTAAAGACAAGTACTACGAAGGTTTTGTGGAATCTGTAACCTTATCAGACATTAGAAGAGAGAGCAAGTGTAATGATAAAAAATTACGTGAAATTGCATCGAATTACATTAAAGTAAAAGGGAGTTATGGCAATGTGTCGCACAATACGCAAGATACAGCCATAGAAGATTTACTAGACTATAAAGTTGATGTTTTGCGTTTTGCATGGAAAACAAGTAAAACTTTAAAATACAAAGCAAAAACTAAAAATGGGAGAACTGTAAAAGTACAAAAACGTGATGAACGGTTTACTGGTGACAAAAAAGAGCATAAGGATTTTAAAGAACTTGAAAAAGTACTTGATACATGGTTTGAGGGAAATTTAGTTATTGGTGCAGATTTTATTTATGGCTACCAAGAATGTGAAAATTTGTATGACGATGTTATGAACATGGCAAGATCACCATACACGACAATTACGTATGATATTTATGAAAATAGATTGCGCTCATTTTTGGATAACATAGAAGTTCCTGCAAGACAATTACAAAAAATACATTTATTAATACAGCGTTTAATGGGTAATTTACGTCCTGATATAGTTGAGATTGATATTGATTTATTAGCAGAACTAGATTCGGGTCATGGCGGCACAAAAAAGAGTAAATGGGAAATGGCTATGACGTTGCTAGATGTAAAAGGTGTTGCTGTAAAGAAACGTATTGATATGGGCGACGAGGGCATAAAAGATGGAAGTGCTGTAACCATACATAGCCCACAACAAGGCGCAAGTTTAGCAACATTACTTAATTTATTTGCTTTCTACACGGAACAGATTCGCGAGCTTACGGGTATAAATCCGTTTAGTGATGGCACAATGTCTAACAAAGCTCTTGTAGGTGTAAGTGAAATGGCTAACCTAGCTAAAAATACCATAACAAGGCATATTGTAGATTCTGCGATTGAAATAAAAAAACGTACTTGTGAAGTCATTTCGTCACGATTGCATTTAATATACTCATACAAAAAAGGTTCAGACTTACGCAAAATGTATAATAATATTTTAGGTAAAGTTCATGTTGATGCTGGCGAGGTAATGAAAAACCGTAATTTGAGCGAGTTTGGATTTCTTGTTGAAATGAAACCCAAAGAAGAGGAAAAGAAGGAATTTTCAATATTACTTGAATTAGCTATTGGGGAGCAAAGTATTGATGTTGAGATAGTTGCTGAAGCTAAAATGATAGCGGAAAGCGACATTAAACTTGCTATAAGATACTTGTTGTACGAGCGTAAAAAACGCATGAAAGAACAACAAGAATCGCAAATGGCATTGGCTCAAAATAAGAGTGAGAATGATGCAAAATCTGCCCAAGCAAAAGTACAGGCAGACACCCAAGCCTATGAATATAAAAAGAAAATTGATTTACAGTTTTTAGCGCAAGAAAAACAAATTGAATTACAACATGAAGAGGCTTTATTGCGAATGAAGCAACCTTTTGAGGAAATTAAATTTAAGCAAGATGTTTATTTAGAGCAAGTAGGGGAGTTTAGCCAAACAAATAAAACCAAGTTCTTGGAAGACCAAAAAAATAATAGAACAAAAATACAAGCGAGCCAACAAAGTAAAATGATAGAGCAACGTGACAAAAAAGGAGAATCTATTGATTTTGAGAATAAAGGCTTTGACGGGTTTTAATTTTTGATTTGGTAATAAGTGGTGTTGGATTGCAGTAATTACCAATAGGTGTGCTTAAAATTGATTCTGGGGGCTGATACAGTAAGTTTGTTTCCTCTTTTATTTTAAGTTGTAACAAAAACTCTAATTGATAGTACTCTGCATATATTTCGATGAACCCTTTAATTTTTTTTGTGCTGTGTAATACTGTGGCGTGGTCTATTTTTCTTCCTGTAACGTCTGAATAGTATTGGCCTATTTTACTGGATGACACGATGCATTGTGGATTTAAAGTACGCGCCAGATAATGAAACCACTGTCTACGTCTGATAATTTCTCTTTTTCTTGATGTATCAAAAATATCAATCTGCTCACATTCAAAATATTCAGCAACTACCTGACAGATAGTGCTTAATGAAACTGTTTTTTTCATAAGTATTTTATTATTGTTAATATAATTGTAGTTAAAACCTTTACTATAAATGTTATTATTACAATATCAATTATCGAAAATCTTTTTTTATCGTACCATCTACGTTTTGCCATTTTCTTATATTTTTTATTGTTTTAATAATTTTCGTTTTGCTTTTAGAATTTGGATATATGGTTTTCTTTTTGGGTCTTTTTCCCAATCAATAATCATATCTTCAAGTAATTGTCTATCCATGTTTTTGGTTATTTGGTCAACATAGATTTGAACTTTTTTAGTTAGGTTTTTTTGATTTATTTTTTTGTAGGTTGCTCTAACGTCATCATCGGTTGCTTGTTTCCTTGCGATTTCGCCTTTTTCTTTATTGTAATTATTTTCTCTTAGTTCGGCTTTTTTGCTAAGATATTTTGGAAACCACTCGCCATAAATTAGATTAGAATCTACGCCTCTATTTGTTGTGCCAAATTTTCCTGAACGCGCCATTTTAAAGAACAATAAAATATCTTCTAGGCTCTCATAAGCAAAGTTCTCTAAAGTATCAACAGTGATGGTTTCAAGCTGCGCATCGTCCAGCTTTGTACTAAACCCAAACGATCCAATAAACCTTGTTACTAAAACTTTAACAACAGAAAAGCCTATTTGCCCTGTTTCGCCTCTAAAAACACTTCGTATTGTTGGTTTTGAAAATGTTTTTTGAATGGTTAAGTCTAATTCAAGCATTGCAATATTTGCATTTCCTGCAACTATTTTTTTAGCGAAATCTAAACTGCTTTGCTGTATCGGAGTTAAAAGCATCTTCTGCGATTTGCTGATTAGTTCTTTGGTCTGGCTGTTTTGTTCCATTTGGTGACTGTGATTTAATAATTAATTGTTCAAATTTTTCTCTAAGTTTTTTAGTTGATAAGATATTTGCTTTCCAAAACTCGCCTTCTGGACTATTTAAAAAATTAAAAACCTTTGTTATCTGTTTTTTTGTTACACCATCATTTGTTAGCATTAAACGAATTGGTGTTACGTAATTTTTAAAAGTTGCATTTTTTTGATTTGTTGTTGGAGCTTGTTTTTCTTCTAAATTTTTTATAAATAAATCTCTAAACGCTTTTGCAATTTCAAAATATTCAACTTGTGTATTTTCTAAGTCTGAAATTTTTATTTCAGATAGAAGAGACTTGTTAATTGTTAATTGTTTATTGTTTACTTGTTTATTGTTTACTTGTTTATTTATACTACTATTGCTTTGTATAGTGCTTTCACTTTGCTTTAGTGTGTGCTTTGTATAGTGCTTTATCAATGCTTTGTCTAGTGCTTTGTCTAGTGCTTTATCAAAATTTGATAGGGCAATTATGTTTGAACTGTATTGATTTTTAGATTTTTCAATTAGTTTTATAAACCCCCATACTATAATTTCATTTAAGCATTTGATATAGGTGTTATACGATTTTATACCTGTTGCTTCCATAGCCATAGTTGTTGGGTAGCCAAATTTTTGCTTCCAACCTAGTCTATTACAATGCTCTATTGCGAAAAAATAAATAGCTGTATGATTAGGTCTAATAATATCTGGATTCTCAAAACAGAAGTTAAACCAAGCTCTTGATAGGTCATATCCGTTGATTTGCATAGTTAAATTTTTAAGTTTTTTAGTTAAAAAAGGCAACCGTTTTTAGTGGTTGCCTTTAAAATATTTTGTTTGTTATGCGCTTAGATTAAAATGGCAAATCGTCTTCTGGTGGTGGTTGGTTTAAAAAGGCATCGCCCGCTTTATTGTAAGGTTCTTGTTGTTTTGGTGTTGCTGTACTGCTTTTATTTGATAGAAATGTGAATGAAAACACATTAATTTCAGTAGAGTATTTATCGTTACCGTCTTTGTCTTGCCATTTTCTAGTTTTTAGTTTGCCCTCGACATAGATTTGGTCGCCTTTTTTAAGGTATTTTTCAAGGGTTTCAGCTTGTTTGTTGCGCACAATACAATTGTGCCATTCTGTTTCTGTTACTTTCTCGTTTGTGGCTTTTTTGATGTAGGTTTCGTTTGTGGCCAATGAAAAACGACCTATTATACCGCCACCTTCAAAGTGGTGGAGTTTTACATCGTCGCCAAGGTGTCCAATTAGCATTGTTTTATTTAAACTCATGGTTTTAAAATTTATTAATTATTAAAAAGTTGTGTTAAAGTGTTCATATCCCCTAGTTGTACGCAATTAGTTTTGCTTACTTAGGTATCCATAGTCAGAAAGTAAAATTTCTTCTTTATTAACAATTTGGTTGCGTAACCTTTCCAATCTATATTCATCCCAAACAACAAAGTTTATTCTTTTACATTTATCTTTTATGTTTGTATGCAACCAAATCCACGCACCACCATCTTCCATAGTACAGTAATAACACTCACGCTTAATACCTTCTATGTTAAAAATTTTACCTTCAAAATCTGCTTGTAAATGTCTGTCTGTCATAATTAATAATTAACTGCGTACAACATTGTATAAAGTTAATACGCTATGATGGTCAGTACTTTAATTTAAACTTCTGTAATAGGCGTACTAACCTTATACCTATCAGTTGTAGGCAATTAAAATGCTATATCTCATTATGGCATTTTCTACAAGCTAATATTTTGTTACCATCTTTATACGGAACAGGGCATTTGCAGTCACATTTTAACTGTTCGCTTTGCCCTACAACACTAAATAAAGCTAATTGCTTAATGTGTCGTTCTTCTAGCCAATTCATATACGTAAAATTAGATTTCATCGCATTAAGTCCCGTTTCCCTAAAATATTCTATCCTTAGTTCACGCTTTTCATTACCTACGTTTGTTTCCATTGTAATTTGTTTTATTAATTCGCAACTATCTTTATTTTTATTCGTTATATTCAATGTTTGTTTTTACTCGCATTATTATACCCTTTTGCGTATAATGTTGGCTATTATCATCATTTTATACCCTTTTGCGTATAATAAGCAACAAACACAAAATATAACACAGTTTATGCGCAATTAGTCCCATTCCCAACTACGAAGGTTTCCATTTTCAATACCACAGCGCAAAGCCTTATTAATATCACAATGGTAAATTACAGTTTCGTCATTTATTCTCATACAAGTAATTCCCATCAATGCCCTGTTAAACTTATCCATATTAATATCCGGATAGTCTTTTAATAAAGTATCAATTTCACTTTGAACAAAACCTTCTTTGTTCTTTGTTTTAAAGTTGTAAACCTTTTTCCTAGTGTTTTTCATTTTTCAATCAATTAAAAGCGCATAACAACGTATAAAATTAATTGCTATGTTTTGATTATTAATGTTGATTATATCATGCATTAAAGGCTGTTTTCGTACTTAATGCGTGGTTTTCCATACACGCAACTAATCTTATACAATACCGTTAACGTTGAACCCTATGCATACTAATGCCGATTGCCCAGTAGCCCCATTCTAAAGCTAAAGCACATACAAACCCTAAACGATCTGAAATTGTTACCGAACCTTGCCCAAAAGTAAGAACGGGTGTAATATGGAAGTCATATTGCCTTGGAATTTGCTTGCGTCCATTGATAAGTAGTAGTTTAAATATTATTTTAGTTTTCATATTATAATTTTTAAAGATGTGTTATTTCTAATTTTGCAAGGCGCACTTTTTCGGTCAAGAACTCTATATCTTCTTGAGGCACTGTAAACTCAAACATGTTAATGTCTTGGTAGTGTCCTTTGTCTTTTAATAGGGCGAGATTTTCAGCAGGTTCTTCGCTTATAAATCGATATTTCCATTTATCAGCCCCTTCGTAATTATCAGCCCATTCTCTTAATTCTGGTAATTGGCTTTCGTATGGTGCAAATGATATGGCTTCTGCTTTTTCGACTTTATTTATAATGGCGTTAGAAACCATTTGCCAATATTCTTGTGCAAAGTTGTCTTTAATGTTTTGTATGTCTTTCTTTAATATAGCGTCTGAATATTGTGCGAACTTTTTGAGTTGGTAACATTTAATTTCACCAATTTTAACGCTTGGGGCAATTAAATCTGCGCTTCCAGACCACACTCCTTTAAATTCCTCATCTGGATGCTCGGTACTCATTTGGCTTTCTATTTTGTATTCTATTCCTAGTTTATCGAATACAATTAGTTCTAGGAAATTGCCCCATGCAGCAGGCCGACTATACGCGCCTGTATCAATGGTTCTGCCTAGTTTTCGCTCAATACGTTTTTCTTCAAAGTAGGTTAGTGCGCCCGAACTCCAAGTGTTTCCTGTTATTGGGCTTTTACTTCTGCCTTTTGCGCAAAGAAGATGTATTCTACTGGAGGTTACATGACCTATTCGTTCTATATTGTTCATTGTGTGTCGAGTTTTGTCATTTCAATTGTGAAAAAGTTATCCCAATCTTCGGGGTGTTTTGAATAGTGATCGTGTATTTGGTTTATCATTACCATTTGCACAATGTTTCTGTTTGCAAGTTTACCAATGAGGGCATCTAAATTGTTGAATAAGTTTGTGGCCATTTCTGGGTCTTCGTCATAAACATTGTCATTTTGCTTAATGTTGTCTTTTAAAAATTTCTCAACATTATTAAGAATTTGTTTTGTTTTGTATTTATAAAGGGAAGTACCTTTTACATCGTCTATTGCCTCAACAAGTAATTGGGAAAACAATATAACTTTTAAGGCATTGTGGGTGTTGTCGCTGTTCATTTAGAGTGTTTTTTAATTAATACTATTGCTTTGCGGTAGCTGGTGGTTTCTTTTTGGTCTATAATGCGCTCAATGTTTATAATATCATCGGGCGGCATTTTGGTTTGGTCAATGTTTTTGAATAGCTCTTGTAGAGCCTCTAGGCTGTTTTCTAATAGGCTTTCTGGTGTTTTAACAGGTATAATATCTTTTCTGTTTAAATCGCTTCCAAATATCCTTCCTAAGTTATCTGCTGCATCTTTTAAT